TAAGTTTAAATATAAACAAACAGGATTTAAGGATGCTATGGATACAGACCCATTTGTGATTAGTAGTCAACCAGTTTTCGTAGAAAGTCATGATCTTATCAAAAAGTTGAGGATGGGGCAATACAAGTCTAATAATGTGGTATATAATATAATGAGTAGGAACGTTGATTTTTATGAGTATCAGTCAAAAGTGAATGACGATAAGGATGTTCCTAGTGATGTTGATGAACTTACTTCACGAAGACTTCTTACTGTTCTTGATCTTGGACTGACCACTAAAGAGGGAGATGAATTGAAAGAGGATGCAGAGGCAATTTCATGGAGACATGCACATGTAGCTGCTAGATACCAATCATTATTCTCTCAAAAATTAAAAGTTTCAATTCCTATGAATTTGAACCTAGAGGTTGGTCAGACTTTGGAATTCGATTTTCCAGACATAAATACTGGCGATAAACCTAGAGGACAAACACCCAGTTCAGGAAAATACTTGATCGCAAAGCTAGTACATGGTTTTGGTGATCCTAGAGGTGATTTTACTGGACTATCACTCGTTAGAGATTCCTTTACCCCAAGTGCCGAATGAAAACCATCGAAGACCACATAGCAAAGGACAAAGAAATCCTTGCTGATCCTAAAACTTCTGAACCAATGCGTCATCACATTGAAGATGAATTGCATGATCTAGAAGAATATGTAGAGCATCATAAAGATGAAATTGAAGCAGGGGATCATCACGATCCTAATGTGTTGGAAGTATTTTGTGATGTTCATCCTGATGAACCAGAGTGTCTAGTATACGATGACTAATGCTTGAACAACAGTCAATTAAAACCCAACATTTTGGGCAAGATGGTTTCTACTGGTTTGTTGGACAGGTAGTTATCGATGAAAATTGGCGTGTTCAAAAAGAGAAGCAATCTAATAAGTACGGTTATAGAGCGAAGGTAAGAATATTAGGTAAGCATCCACACACTGCTGAGATACCAGACGATAAACTCCCATGGGCACACTTTCTTGTTCCTCCAACAATGGGAGCTGGTATCAATCACTATGGTATTAGTAATGTAGTTCAAGGTGGAGAGACAGTTTTTGGATTCTTTTTAGATGGTGAAGATGCTCAACAACCAGTAATTTTTGGTGCTCTTTATCAACATGAAATGATAGAGAACATACAGGATTGGAATGATGTATTGGAAAAAGGGACATCTGGATTCGCACCTATAACCACAGATCCAATACTAAAACCAGGTGCACCCACTAGAGCAGTGGGAGATGGTGAAATTTTTGAAGGTGGCACTATACCTGACAATAACAATTTTATAGAAGAAAAAGGTGGTGGGGGAAATAAAATAAACACAGTTGCTCAATATAAAAATAATGAACTAATAGAAGTAATAAGTGCCACAGAGTGTAATCTACCAGCGTTAGAAATGAGTAACGCTACGAAAGAATTACAAAAGGTCATGGGTTACATATCAACTCTAAAAAATGTACAAGGAAGTTATGTAGATCCTGTATTGAATACTATTGTAAACGTCGATAAAGTGATTGCTAGGGCAGCATCAAAAATGGCAGGGGGAATATCAGGAGTTATAAGCAGAGCAAGAGATGATATGTTTGAAAAGATTGATGATGCACTCTCTAAAAAATTATCATTCTTAGATCCTGATTTTATAGCAAAACAATTAGAAGCAGACAAACAAAAAGATGGTATATCTTGTTTGTTTTCAAATATATTGAAAGGTCTTGCATCAATGATTGGTAAATTCTTAAAGAGTTTAATTGGAAAGGTTCTTAATTTACCAATTTGTGCTGCTGAACAATTTCTGTCAGGACTATTAGCAAAACTAAGTGGTGATATATTGAGTGGTATAGGTCCTGCTTTAGGTGCTTTAGGGTCATTGATGGGTGGTGGTATAGCAGATTTCTCAAGTATTTTAGGAAAGGCATTCGCTGGTGCTCAAGCGTTATTAGGATTATTATCATGTGAGGGTGCAAAATGTGCTACACCTACAGATTTTATTATAAACAAAGGTCCTAGTTCTAAAAAGGCATTAGATTTTGATAGAATGATAGGTATGCAAAGTATAATGTCCAAGGTGGATTCAGGAATTGACAATTTGATTGAAGAGGCATTTCCTAATCTTGGTAAGATAGGTAGCACTGTATCTGAAATAAGCACTTTAGCGGGTACATCTGCGTCAATTCCAAATATTGCTGGTGGCGAATCACTAAAATCTTTAGCAGGGGGATGTAACACACATGTCAAAGAGTGTGGTCCTCCTAAAGTTGAAATTTTTGGAGGCGGTGGTATAGGTGCTGCAGCAAAAGCAGTCATAAATGAGACTGGTAAAATTGTTGGTGTAAAAATGGATGATCTTGGATTAGGATATAAAGACATTCCTTATGTTACATTCATAGATAATTGTGGTAATGGAAAGGGTGCGTCAGCGACTGCAATTGTAGAGAATGAGCAAGTTGTAGAAATTGTAATGATAACTGAAGGTGAAGGGTATCTTGGTGGTGGTGGAAATACAGGTGAGGGGAGTGCTGAAGGTGAACAAGTTATAGGTGAAATATCAAAGGTACAAGTTCTAAGCACAGGAGTAAATTATCAACAAGGAGACCTTATTATTGTAGAGGGTAGCACCCCATTGACTCCAATAATAGAAGATGGTAGAATTGTAGGAGCAGAAGGTATAAGTAGTGTGGGATTAGATAGAATACCAACACTGACGATTCAAAGTAACACAGGTTACGGTGCGATAATCAGACCTGTCACTACATTCAAACCAATTGAAGATTACGAACAAACAATTCTACCTTCATCTCAAATACTTCATGTTGTAGATTGCCCTAGAGGTTACTAATGTCAGAAGAAAGAAAGTTCCCTCCGTATATTGTTAATCATCCAGAAGATGGTCTTTTTAGGATAGGACAAGAAGATAAAGATGAAGAAAGAAAATCTTGCATGGAAGCACATGCGGGTTCAGATGCCACTATTCTTTTATTCAAAGATGGTGGTTGGCAGATTAGATCAGCAAAAGCACAAGATCTTATAAATCCTGGTTCATCAATTGAGAACTATGGTAAAGGTCCTCTGATAATAAATGCAGATTCTGATATTAGAATAAAATGTGGAGGAGAATTCAATGTAAGAGCAAGTAAAATAACCATGACTGCAGATGGTAGCGGAGATCCGACCTTTTCTGAGTCACTTGAAGAGGGTAACGGTAATATAAAAATGACATCAGTTAGTAACGAAGTATTCCTTGAGGCAGGTAACTCTGCTAAAATAAAAGGTAAACAAGTTGCTATAGTTGCTACTACCAAAATGATAGCAGAGACAACATCTGGTGGTATGATATTAGCAGGACAATTTGTTCATGTACATGAAAAAGTGTCACAACTTATACCACAAAATATGATAAACATCAAATCCGCTTATCCTTCATTCAAAGGTACCTCATGAATATACCTGACGTCCATTCACAAAAAATTGTAATAGGACCTGATCCTCATTTAGATCAATCCGTAGATACACTCAATGGAGACAAACCATATAATGGCACACTCGCTGTTACAGGTCCTGCATTCATCGGAGGTCACTCAAAGACCGCACATGGTGTTTTGAATGTAGGAGTTGATTTAGGTGATTTCTCGCCAGTAGGAGCAGGGAGAGCAGTCGATGTAGAGGGTGATGTTAGAGTAATAGGAAATGGTGGAGGGGCACAAGGTGTCGATGCGGTTGTCATCAATGGTGACGTTTTTGTGACAGGAAAAGTAGACTGTGGTAACAAAGGTAAACTTGCTTCAAGATTTAGTGCTGCTGATGCGAGACCAAAACCATTTGACATCAAGCATCCTTCAAAGGAAGGATACAGACTTAGATATGCATGTATTGAAGGTCCTGAGGTTGCTGTATATCATCGTGGCAGACTAAAGAATGCAAATGTAATTGAACTGCCAGAGTACTGGAAAAACCTTGTGCATGAAGATAGTATATCAGTCGATTTACAACCAATCGGTAAAAAACAAGATCTTGTCGTTGAAAGTTTTAACAATCAAGAGGTGGTGGTCAAAGATTATGCTGCCGAAGTGGGTCGTCAAGTTGATTGTTTCTTCATGATATATGGTGAGAGAAAGGATATAAATCCTTTGATTACTGAATATAAAGGAGATAGTTGGAAAGACTATCCAGATCCAAATTTCAATCCTGATGTAGTAGATGAGGATAACAGATCATATAATGATCCTAATTACAGACGCGATAGAAATACTATAACGATGTGAAAAAAATAATTTATATTCAAGAGAAGTTTTTGGATCCTTCTCTGTGTATTCCTTTTATTGATTTGGCAAAAAGAAATAAACAAGAGATACCATATGGTGATGAAAGTCGTGGTGGAGATACATTTTTGACAACAGTATCTACTCCCACCGAGGAGAGTCTAACAGATGGTTTTTTTCTAAAAGGAATGGATGTTCCAGAATCTGATGGTAATTATGGTGCTATCTATTTGGGTGGTGAAGTTGATCCGACCACAATACAGGTTGATGATGATGAATTATTTAAGACTGTAGTTCATGGAGTGACAGATTTATGTAAGGGTTTTGATCCTGACATAGAATTAGATTATGTGGGTGTAGTTCGCTGGCCAGAGGGCACATTTATGAAACCTCATTATGATAAAAATGATGTTCATGGTGAAGACGTATTTGCTGCTATGTTATATCTAAATGATGATTTTGATGGTGGATCTACGGTATTTGAACATATGGAGGTCAAACCAGAGACAGGTAAACTTATAATTTTTTCTAATTCAAAATATTTACACCATGTAAGTGAAGTAAAGAGTAGTGAAAGATATGTGTTATCATTTTGGTATAAATATCCAAAGATATAATAGATTTATGACACAAGTGACGTGTAGAGGAAAGGTTGGTGGTGATGGTATCATCGATTTTCCTGATGATTGGAATGGCAAAATTGATGTCAACACCATAAATGTACAATTGACTCCATTGAAGGTTTTTCAAGAGTTATTTGTAGATTCAATACAATATGGCAGAAGAGCACTCGTTAGAAATTCTAGCGGTGGTGTGATAAACGCAATGTTTGAGGTCAATGCAGAATTGACATAGTGACGTATTATGCTATACTAGAAAAACTACAGAGTTTAACTATGTTCGCAAATCCCGATACCTATGTTACAGAGATCGTCATTGATATCCCAAAAGCAACTTTCAAAATTTTTGGGAATGATGGTGCCAGTCAGGTTATAGAGTGCGATGATGCTGATCAATTTTGTTCAGTTCATCAGGTGGCAAAAAAAGCGATAGATATTGATAATGATATAAAGGTTTCATACATTTCATAGCACAATGATCAAACAATTTGTAGAGAGTTTACCAACTTCAGATTTCGTAAAAATCAAATTAGACACACAGTATTATACTAAGAATGAAGTAGATGCTCTCATAAATTATGCAGTTGCACAGGCAAGGGAGATTGATAGACTCTCTATGAGAAAGCATGAGAGAGATGCGACTATCATAAGTATGATTTTAGGTTTTACCACTCTAGCACTTTTTGTCGATGGTTTACTTAGAATGTTGGGCATCATTCCACCTTTTATGCACCTTGATGTCAATATATTAGAGAAAGTGGTAAATAGAGTAGAGGTGGATTTAGCACCCATCCTACAAAAAATCGCAGGTCGGTGATGAGAACTTACAAAGAGTGGATTGAGAACGAAAAAGAGAAGGAAATACCAGAAGATATTGACGATGATGAACGGATAATCCTCATGCATACTAAATTCAATGACGATGGCTGCTAAATAGGTTGAGGAATTGGTGTCAGGATTATAGGTAATGCCGTTAAGTAGACTTGAGAATTTTCTAAAGAATATACAGGGAAACGTACTCTACGTAAATCCCGAAGAATTAGATGCGACAGACGATATTAGTAACACTGGTAATTCTAGAACTAGACCCTTCAAAACTATACAAAGGGCGTTACTAGAATCTGCTAGATTTTCATATCAACTAGGAAAGGATAATGATAAGTTTGATAAGACCACTATTGTAGTAGCACCTGGTATTCATTATATTGATAATAGACCAGGTTATCAAATCAGCACTGCAGGTGCGGTGACTGATATTAATGGAACAAGTCAGGTTATAAATCAGTTTTCTATAGGTACAGAGTTTGATGTACAGAGTGATCAAAATGTTTTATATCACTTCAACTCTGTACATGGTGGCGTGATCATGCCTCGTGGTACATCCATCGTTGGTATGGATCTTAGAAAAACTAAAGTAAGACCTAAGTTTGTTCCTGATCCAACTAATAATAATATAAAATCAAGTGCAATATTCAGAGTAACTGGTGGATGCTATTTTAGAGAAGTTACAATTTTTGATGGTGATCCAGCAGATAGAATTTTCAAAGATTATACAACAACAACAGTTCAACCAAACTATTCACACCATAAACTTACCGCATTCGAGTTTGCTGATGGTACAAATAAAGTAACGGGTAAAGAACTCACAGACTTAGACATGTATTATGCTAAGTTGACTCTTGCCTATGGTAATAGTTCTGGTCGTGCGATACCTTCATATCCAACTAATACTGATTTCGAGAAGGTTACAGATGAATCAAGGATTGTTGGAGAATTATCACAAGTAGGTTCAATTGAAATTGAGGATATCTATTCAGGTGTAAATCCAAGTTCATCCACTGCAACCACTGTTATATCTGTGGTGACAGCTGAACCTCATGATTTCAACGTGGGCACTCCCGTGATTGTAAGAGGTGTGTCTGGTGCAGGTAATGTAAATGGCACTGAGTATGATGGAGTTCATATTGTAACTCAGGTATTGAGTGATACTTTATTCACTTATAGTGTAACAACTGCTCCAGCATCCACTGCAACACCAAATCTATCTGGTTTAGCACCTACAGTCACCATTGAAAGTGACACTGTTGCATCTTCATCACCATATATCTTCAACTGTTCAGTAAGATCAGTATTCGGTATGAATGGACTTCATGCTGATGGTGCCAAAGCAACAGGATTCAAATCCATGGTTGCTGCACAGTTCACTGGTGTGTCACTAAACAAAGATGATTCTGCTTTCGTAAGGTATGATTCAGCATCTGGATCTTATAAAGACCAAACAACTTTAGGTGGATCAGTAACACTTCATACTGACTCGTTTGCCATACACAAACCCTCTCATGAAAGTTTTCATATAAAGGCATCGAATGATGCTGTATTACAATTAGTATCCACGTTTGCTGTAGGTTGTGGAAAACATTTTATTTGTGAGTCTGGTGGTGATGCATCAATAACAAACTCAAACTCAAACTTTGGTGAAAAGGCATTGGGTGCTGATGGTTTCAAATTTGATGCATTCAACAAAGATGATAAGGGATATATTACAGCAATTGTTCCAGCACAGAAAAACTTTGCCAGTGAGGTCAATTTCAACTGGTTGAAAATTGATGTTGAAGATACCGTAGCAGCACCTGACACAAAATTATACCTCAGAGGATTCAAAAATAAAGACACAGTTCCGTCTGATAAAACCTCTGTCTTTACTGTTGGAAACAAGGTAGGTGACACACTAAACCTAACAATAGCAGGTATATCATCAACAGCACAAATTTTGATGACAGTGCCATCTGGTGTAGGACCATCTGGTAAGAAGGAGCATAGAGTGGGAAGAAATGCTGGTATCAACAGCATCACGAGTGACACCATAACACTTCAAGCAGATCATAATTTATTCCAAGGAGAATCTATACAATTCTTCTCAGATACAGGATCACTCCCTGACGGTATAGAACATAAAAAAACTTATTTTGCTATAACAGCGTCATTGAATGACAATCAAATTAAGATTGCATCTACTAAAAACAATGCACTTGCTAATAATAATATAAGTGGAATCAACAATTTAGGTGGAGAGTTACGTATTGTTTCTGACGTAGCGTCAAAAATACCTGGCGATCCTGGTCATCCAATTCAATGGGATGAAACAGGTTGGCACATCAATGTCAATACTGGAAACACACTTCATACTTTCATAACTCAAAATAGAACAGGTATAACACCTGAGACAACAAACACTTTTGTTACCAGAAAAAATGATAATAGAAGAGATTTAGAGAAAATTTACAGAGCACAATACATCATCCCTGAAGGTGCTACAAACGCAGCACCACCACAAAATGGATATGTAATTGAAGATAGTGGTGCGGTAGTTGATGATGAAAAGTTCCAAAATGATAACGTAGATCTTAATAATGATACTGACCTAAGAACTGATACAAATATAATTCATGCCTCTTGGAATAGTAATGTAGGATTAGTTACTTCTAAATTCCCTCATAGGTTGAGAAGAGGGCAAATTATACAAATAAACAGACTCAGATCTGTCAATAACCCATCTGGATTACAAAATCAAGGATATAATGGTATATTTGAGGTATTGACTATAAATGACAAGAAAACATTTAGTATTGGTATAAACACTAATCCTGGTGGAATATCAACGATTACCGCTAATGTTCCATACACTCTACACAATAATAACATTGTTGGATCTGGTCGTACATTCTCTCCTTATTTTGTAAGAAAGGATTATGGTAATGCTTATCAGATATTCAATCACGAGACTGTTCAGGAGCATCGACCAGGCAGTCAAGATGGAATATACAACCTTACACTGTTATCTTACCATAGCATACCAGAGGTATCACCATTTGATATTGGTCAAAATAGATTCCCACAGAATGTAAATGATCTAAGACCAAAGGTTAGTTTAGATAATCCAATTGATGATCCTTCCCCCACCAAGTCATATGCACTAAGAGAAACCATAGGACAAGTTGAGAGCAGTGATCCAAGTCATAGTATCACTAAAGAGACAAGTCTTAATTTTGTTGATGATATTGGTGTGGGTTTAGCACTCACAACTACATCAGTGAGTGGATCAACCTTATCAGCTTTCACTGAGGTTGATCATGGGTTCAATGGCATCACAGATGTTGGTAGTATAACAGGTGGTTCACAGTATGGAACTAACTCAGGTGCTGCTGAATTTTACTTTAGTATTGATCTTGCAGGTGGAAGTGGTAAAGGTGCCACTGCTGATGTGACTGTCTCTGCAGCAGCGACTATAACAGCTGTTGACTTAGTTGATCATGGAACTGGATACGCTATTGGTGATGTTCTTACTGTAAAGGGAGTTCCCTTTATAACACCAGGTTCAGATTGTACTGTTACAGTTTCAGGTATTGACAATAACGTTGGTGATGTTATTCAGGTTGTAGGGGTAGGTAGTGACTCATATAACGGATTGCACAGAATCACTGGTATAAGTGATGAAAATACAATCACTTACACTAAGAGCAACGTATCTGCAGGATCAACTGGTGGATACCTTTATCATGTAGGAGTCGCTACTGCTGTAAACAACATTGTTCATGATACTATAAGTGGTATCGCTACTGTTACGTTACATCGAGATATCGGTCTAAGGCGTGGTGATGAGATTGTTATATCTGGAAATACTGGTGTTGCGACTGTATATAATGGAACATTTACAGTTCAGGATAGAGTTGGTTATGGATCATCACTATCAGTTATTATAAATGCTGGTTCATCTCCTGCATTTACAGCAGGTCCTGTTGCTCATGGAAGTGGTATTGGTTTACGAGGCAAGAACAGATCACTATCATTGTATGGTGGAGTCACAGCAAATCTTCAATCAGGTCTCACCACAACGACCACCAATATTACACTAGAGAACAATGCGAAATTAAGAAGGGGTGATTACCTACAGATAGAAAATGAAATTGTTCGTATTACTAACAAAGGTATTACATCTATTGCACGAGGAGCACTAGGCACAAATGCCACTTCTCACCCAGCATATGCTGCTGCAGTGAAGATCAAGGTATTACCTGTAGAGGCAAGGCGTCATAGTACGATCAGAGCATCGGGTCATACGTTTGAATATATTGGTTTTGGACCAGGTAACTATTCAACATCTCTACCTCAAACTCAAACCAGAGTTTTAGATGACGACGAGCAACTTTTAGCTCAGGCAACAGCATCTAGAGGTGGTACGATTGTATATTCAGGAATGAATGACAGAGGTGAATTCTTTGTTGGTAGAAAGAAGATAGATGCTATTACAGGTGATGAGATATCTACTATCAATGAATTTGATTCAACTACAACCACTGCGCTGCCCAGCACTCTTACTTTAGATGAACTAACTGTCAACTCAAACTTATACAGTCTTGGTAACACTGAGTTAGTTGACCTTGAGTTGAAAGGAAATAGGTCTGGAAATGTTGGTAACAGTGTAATAATTGGAATCAATGGATCAAATCAGACAGAACCAACATCATCCGTAGATGAAATACTATTCAATACCACATTCGATAAAGGTGGTTATCTTGGTTGGATTAGAACATCTGATCCATCACAACCGTGGAAAAAGTTTGGTCCTATTTCTTATGATAACACTGATTCATATGCGGTTGATAACATAGCGGTGGGACTCGCTGCCAATACATCAGGAAGAAAACTTGATGTAACGGGTGATTCTAGTTTTGCAGGAAACACTATCGTATCTGGCGTTGGAACATTTTCAACTGGATTAGTTGCCGGTTCTGCTAAAGTATCTGACTTAACATCAGGTAGAGTTGTGTTCTCAGGAGCTGATGGAGAACTCCAAGATAGTTCTTCTATGGCATTCTCTGGTGCAACACTGACGTTGAATACGTTAGCAGTGCAGCAAAATGCAACAATTACCCAAACACTGACAGCAGAACAGATAACTTCCACTGATGATATAAACGCTGCTGACGACATCACTGCTGGTGGTACATGCACTGCTGCTGACTTTGTTGGAAATGGTACGATACCTATTGGTGGTATTATAATGTGGTCGGGAACTGATGCTAACATACCATCAAACTGGCACTTATGTGATGGTACTGCTGGAACGCCAAACTTAGTGGATAGATTTATAGTTGGTCGAGGAAGTGCATACTCTGCAGGGGCAACTGGTGGTAGTAAGGACGCAGTGATAGTCTCACACAACCACAATGTAAATGACCCGACTCATGATCACTCTTACGCATACGCTAATAGAAGAGGTGGTGGTGATATTGGTAACAACTATCAAGGACTTGGTATCAATAACGTTGTACAGAGAGGTCAGCAATCAGAATTGGAACAATCTGGAAGACCGGACGGTGATACTCTACATGCTTTCACAGCAGATACGCAAGAAAAGAGCACTGGAGTTTCAATTGACGCACAGGGAGTTAGCGGTACAGATGCTAACTTACCTCCATACTATGCTATTGCTTATATCATGCGTATGAGCTGATAAATAAACATATCAAGGAGTAACTTTGTAAATGGCGTCAGTCAATAAGAAATTTGCTGTAGAAAAAGGACTGGAGGTCGGAGACGACGCTCTAGTAGTTGATGCTGATAATAATCGGACTGGTATTGGTAAAACAAATCCTAATTTCGGTCTAGATGTAGCGACTACTGCCAATTTTGATGGCGTTCTAGCAGCAAATCAGGTTGGGATAGGTAGCACCCAACCGGGTAAAGACATAGATTTCAATAAAGATCTTATTATAAGAAAGCGATTATATGATGGCAATGAAGGTGCCGGAGCAAATAATAACGTTCTTATATCAGTTGGAACTGGTGTCTCGTGGAGTGCTGGGGCAGATATTCAAACTGATGCATCAGGATTACGATCTCAAATTCAGTATAAAAAATCTGACGGAAAGTTCGGAGGTGCTGATAATCTAGTTTATGATGATACAAATGATCGGGTTGGAATTGGTAGCACTCAACCTGAATATATCCTTGATGTTAAGGGTGCGTTTAGATTAGACGGTCAACTCAAAGATTCAAATGATACAGTTGGTGCTGCTGGATCTGTATTAGCAGCAGATAACAGTGGTAATACTCAATGGGTCGGAGCTGGTGCTTCTACTCTAAACATATTTTTTGTTGCTGAAGATGGTAATGATGCATCTGATGGTAAAACAGTATCAACTGCGAAAAGATCTGTAAAGGCAGCGTGTGGTGTTGCAAAAGCAGGTGATGTAATCAGAGTAGCAGGAGGTATATATCCTGAGAATAATCCAATCTTCGTACCAAGAAATGTCACCATTGATGGTGATGATCTAAGGAATACACAAATCTTGCCTTCTAATACAGGGCAGGATTTATTCCAAGTTCATAATGGTGCTCTCTTACAAAATATGTCATTCATAGGTTCTGCAAGCACAGCAGCAATGGTGACATTTCCACCTCAGGGCATAGTCAATAGACATAGATGGAATAAAGATAATGGCACACATATTTACGTTGGTGGCACAGTAGCGAATGCTTTTACCGTCACTGGTGGTGGAGGCAAAACAGTCACAGATGCCACTTACAATCCTTTGACTGGGGTTCTTGTTCTTACCAGTGCAGGGCATGGACTTAATACCACTAATACTATAACTATTGGATTAGAAAAATTAGTATTCACTTGTGATGCAGATAATCATGCAACTAATCATCCTTATCCAAGAGTCGGAGATCCAGCATACAATACAGCACTCGCTATAACATCATTTACAAGTGATACCATAACTGTAAATGCTGGTAGAGTCAAGAGTGTAGATAGCATAAAAGTAGGACCTAACTGGCATGCTGGTAATGCTATAACACCTACAGCAATATTATACGATCCAACATCAGGTGTTACCACTGTCACATCCGCAGGACATGGATTGAATAATTCTAACACTGTGGGTATCGTAACAAATGCACTGAACTTTCAATGTGAGCAAGATAATTTCGCAACAAATCATCCATATCCTAGAGCAACTGATCCTCTAGCGGGTATATTCACTGCTATTACTGCACATACATCCGACACAATTACATTCAATGTGGGTGATGCAGGAAGTCATGCTCGAATTGCAGGTATTATAACTCAATCCCCATATGTAAGAAACTGTACTAACTTTGTGCCTGATAGCATCGGCATGAGAATCAATGGTGATCATACTAATGGCACCAAATCAATGGTTGTTGACTCATACACTCAATACAATCAAGGTGGTATTGGTGTTACGATATCTAATGATGGATATGCACAATTGGTTTCTATATTTACTGTATGTGATGAATATGCAATTAGTTGTGTTTCAGGTGGACAGTGTGATCTGAATAACTCAAACGCATCATTCGGTACTTTTGGATTAGTAGCATCAGGTATTGGTACTGTAACTCAAACAGGAATCTTAACTGCTACTGCAAATGAAGATGACAACATAGTAACAGTCTCTGGTATCACTGATAGACCATATTCAGGGCAAGTATTTTATATTGGTGAGGAATTCAATGAAGTTATAAGAGTCAACGTAACAAATCCTGGTTCTGGATATACTTCTTCAAACCCACCACTTGTCACAATTGGAGCACCATCAGGACCTAATGGTTCTAATGCCGAGGGTACAGCAGTTGTAAGTGGTTTTGGTAGCATAACTGCTGTCAACATGTTCGCTACTGGATCACAGTATAGAAATATTCCATCAATCACCATAGCTCCACCAACCAGTGGAATTACTGCTACTGCGACTGCTGAACTTGAACCTAGTTATTTTACTATAAATAGTGCGACACCCGTAACTGCTGGTGTTTCTACCATAACTATTGACCAAACACTCCCTGCTACGGTAGGCGTCGGGTCAACAGTCCCATTCGCAAGACAATCTCTTATTCTTGCATCATCATATACATTTGAATTTGTTGGGTCTGGACACACTATCCCAGCTGCACTACCTAGAAATGGTGGTGTTACCATACCTGAAAATGAAACAGTATCTGAGTTAGGCGGTAGAGTAGTATATACATCTACTGATGAAAGAGGAAACCTGAAGGTTGGAGATGGTTTTACAATCAATCAACAAACAGGAACTGTAACTGGCGATGCTTTCAACAAGAGCATACAAGCAACCCTTACCCCATTAATAATCGCACTAGGAGGACAAATGTAAGATGGCTGCAATTCCATTAAATAAATTCAGAACTATTACACATACCGTGACAGACGCAGCAGTGGGTATTTACACTTGCCCTCCTGGTG